GCCTTGAAGATACAGATTATTCGTGTTGTCGCGCAAGAAAGCATCTACGCTGTTTGCGCCGTTTAAACTAAGTGGAAGCTGTATAAAGTTGTTTAGCAGAACGCGAGATGTATGATATACAAGGGACTCTCCGTTTGACGTAGCAGCATTAAACTCCGTCGTCACAGTACTAACAGTGATTGCTGCTGGATAACAACTTCCATAAAAGCTAACAAATGTACCTGCTGGTCCACTAGCATTTATAATCAACGGAACAGAAGCTGGAATGCTAGAGAACCCAAACGATGAACTAAAGATCTGCACTGATGCAGTCTTGTAGCCGCGAACATCAATAGCTGACGTCTGATATCTAGCATTGCTCGGCCCCCAATAGGGGTTAAGTTGCCCAGTCTCAACTGCACCATACGGTCGCGTAGAAGACATAATGTAATGATAAACCTTACCAGTGGAGTCGGCCGCGCTTTCATAAGGCAGCAGTTGATAACTAGAATTAAAGTACGAAGCTGTTGGATACTTTACACTTCGATATGCTACATGAAGATTCGTCAGCACGTCCGCACCATCAAGCGTCTGCGCCCACGCCGGCACGACCAAGAAAAGGCACACCGCCAAGCTTGCGAACATCTTGAGTAATCGTTTCATTTTACACCTCCTTAGTCAGCCGTCGCCGTATTGTCAAGGCCAATCCCATCGTAAAAGCCGAACGTGTGCGGAAAATGCAGCTCAAGTCCAGCATCCGTAAGCCAGTCTTCTTCAAGACCGTCCAAGCCATTCTCGCCGACGTCTTTGTTCTTCTGCTCGTTGAACCGTGTGTCGTCAATGTATTTGTACACAAGATTCTGCGGAGACAGAACAAGCATCGCCCGCGACGCAAACGTCAAGTGGCTAAACAACGGATGGATTTTGAAGTCCAGATTGCCAAACGGACTCGTGAACCGTCGAACGTTAAAGCCAAAATAGCTCACATTTGCGACCTGAATCTCGGCGTTTGGATGACTGCTTACACACTTTTGTAGCCCAAGCAGCGCCAACGACCCACAAAGCACTAGCCGCGAGTCTCCGCCGCCAGTGTAGCGAAACAGCTCCTCCATTCGATAGAGAAGCCAATCGTATCCAACCTCAGTCCATTTCTTTCCGGCAAACTCGCTATCAGTGTCGAGGTTGAAGATCTTGTAGTTCGTCGGAGCGTAGCTGCGAATAAAGTTGATCAGCCCGTGTGTTGCAGTCTCCGGCTGTCCGTTGTCGGTGTCCGCACCATGAAGATACGAGCTAGCGCCAAACAAGAACGCCTTTTCGATCTCCTGCGCATGATCGCCGAAGGCATCGGCTTTCGCCTCCTTATATGGGTCGCCAGTCCGCGCTGTCAGCTTTCGACGCCGACGAGACAGAGCCACCGACGTGCGAAACGTCTGCGCATAGTTAGCGTACTCAACCTCGGTGTACGCAATCGCTTCGGGGCGATAAGACGCATCGGGATTTAAGTTGCCGATAACCACGCAAATGTCAGCATCAGCCAAAGTCGCCGGCACCGGAAGTGTCAGCGAATTGTCGTCAGCTTCCAGAAGCCTCACGCTGATAACGCCAACCGTTGCAGACACAGCGACAACAGAAATAACCTTCGCTGTGCAACAAAGCGACGCATCCGCGCTGTACGCCAACATCACCTGATGCGCCGGACGAAACTTCTTAGAGTCTGTCAGCGACATGCTGATGTATAAAAAGCTGCCAGCAACTCCGCCAGACACATACGGCGTTAAGCGACTCGCGTCCGTGTAAATGCCTGTGATCGTCGCTTGCTGATCGCTCATGGCCTTCGTGAACCAGTGAAACTTGGCGTCGTTTATCTGCTCACTGCGCATAAGCGCCGTCAGCGCGTACAAAGGGACATCGCCAGCCGCTTGATAACGAAGCAAGTTATTTCGAAACGACTCCGGACGCACATTGGCAACAAAATCTTCGATGCCTAACATGCCTTGAAGTGGAGTTCCGTTAGTTGCAACGGTGAACTCCGCGTTGATTGTGGGAGAAGCTACCATTTTACACCTCCTTAGCCTATGCTAACTGCCACTGGCGAGACCCAGCGCACACCGTCACTTGCATAAGACACAACATCGGTACAAGCGTTAAGAGTGTTGTTTACCCAAGCAAGACACGACGACTCGCAAGCAATTGTTACCGTTCCAGACCATGTAGTGCTTGCATCTGCTGGACTTATTGTTATTGTATGTCCAGGGCACCGACCAGGGTCTGGCAGTGTTATAGTATACGTGCCATCGACCAAAAGAATAGAATCCTCCCACGGAGCAATGTCAGTCGCCGCCGACACAACTCTGATCCGTTTTGAGGACGGAACGTTCATTTGATGAGCATCTACTTGTAACATTATCTGTTACCTCCTATCTTCCGACCCGTTCAAGAATATCCGTCACCTCAGCAGCTTTGCTAGGTGGCGCCGACTTTACTTGCGTACGCGTTGCAGCGCTTCGGCCTCCAGCCTGAGCAAACTGCGTTCGTTGCGCTTTGCCTTTCTTTGGAGGCACTATGCCAAGAAGATCCGCGACGTTTTTGGCCGCTTGGTTAAGAATATCAGTCTCGCTAAGCGCCGGATTTTGTGCATAAATACGATTAACCTCCAGCTGTACGGCTTGCTTTCGCCGCTCTTTTGCAACAGCTCCTTGCACACCAGAAAACAAATAAGCGTGCTCCGACCAAAAATTCTTTACCAGCCGTCCAGCCTCGGCTCTTCGCTGTGCCTCTTGAGACACGATCCGCGGAACTTCTACTCTTGCTGCTTGTAGTGCATCGTTGCTAGCATCTTCGTAAGCCTTTTTGTAAACCTTGTTCAGAACATCGTTTAGCCTCTTGGCATCCGTGAGCATATCCGCGATATCGTCATCCGAGACAAATTCATGGTGCGGAAGCTCTTTTACCTTCGGCAACTCTTCTGGCGGCTTTGCTTGGCTTTGTGCTAGCACAGCTAGGCGAGACTGAATACTGTTTAACTGCTCCCGCAGCTCCAGCATTGGATCTTCAGGCTCGTCAACGTCCTGCTCTGCAAGCTGTTCAACGCCTGCGGCGGCAGCTGCAGGCTCCTTCACATTCGATGCAGAGGCTGCAGGCTCTGCCTCTGGCTCTGCCTCAGGCTCCGCCTTAGGCTCTGCATCGTCTTCCTCAGTATTCAACAGCCCAGCGAAAAGCTTATCTACGTCATTCATTGTCTTTCTCCTCTTGTGCTTGCTGTTCTTGCTTACTTAAAAGCAGTTCTAGTAATGTTGTCGGAGCTTCTAGCGCTAGCCTAAACGCCTTTATACTACCTTGATAAATACGCACCTCTTCAAGGCTGTCAGCTTCTACAAAAAGCTCCTTCGTTAACTCAATCTTATGATCAAAATAAGACTTAAAGTCCTGCCAGACAGGCGACTTGGCAAAAGCTTCCAAGTCATGCACCTTCGACTTTAACTCTAGCTCTTTTGGCTTTTCAGCGAGCAAACTTTCCCATAGGGACAAGATTTCCTTTGTCAACGCCACTTTGAATATCCTCCATTCCCATTGTTTGAGGCGCAACACCCTGCTGTCGCAGGAAGTCGCGCATGTTATCATAGCCAGAAATACGAGCAAGTTCCATAAACAAGTTCACCATAGAAACATTCTGTCGAATCTCAGGATCGCTTGCACCCAGCTGATAAAGCTGCAACAAAATCTGTGCATCGCTCGTTGTTGGTAGCCCGCTGTGTTGAGACACAATGTCGTAATCAAAGTCAAGATCGTCAGGCGACAGCTGTACTTGTGTCGTTCCAAACGTCTTCATGAGCACATCGGCCCATTGCCCCGTGCTGACATCTACATAAGATGGAAGCGTCGCAAATTGTTGCGTGTGCTTGCCATGCATATACGCAAGATCTTTCCAAGCTTGCTCCGAAATAATGCGTGCCAGCCGCGCCATCTTTCCGACCGCGCCGCGATTTACATCAGACGCTTCTGTCGCTGATACTCGCTCACTGCTAGCCCGCGGCACTCCCTGCAAGTTATCTACTGCACCAGTTACCCGATTTAGCAAGTCCAGCATCAGCATAGAGTCCGTCACATGCCCACGAGTGACGTCGTTGATCTTTAGCTGCGTCATCGCGCCCTCAACACCTTTGCCATACGCCGATCGTCTAAGGCGAATAACCTTTCCAGGGTGCGGATTTAGCACGTCCCGCATGTCTACAAGCTCTGGGTCTACAATAAGAACATCATGAATAGCCTTGCGAACTTCTGCAATGTGTGTCGACATAAACCAGTTAATAGTCTGCTGAAGTCCAAACGACACCTCAAGGCGAGACAGCGGAAACGGACTATACCCATCGTAGTCCGGCGCAGCTACCGTGACAGGATACGAATCATGGTCAGTACGATGCGGCTCAGCCATGATAATAATGCTGTCTCCAGCCAACGCAAACAACCATTTCTCTGGTGTCTCTTTCCCGCCAAGTTTCCACTCCTTCGGAATAAGAGTCACATACATATAGACAACGTCAGCGGGCCGCAGCGTGCTGTCATAAATCTTAGGAACTTCGTCCTTGTTGCGATTTGACGGATCGCTCTCGTACAAAGCGCTTCGTCCATCAATATGTTGAATATACTTCACATTAAAGATATGCCCGCCAGAGTCTACTTCCTGCCCAAGTAACGATGTATATGACGTTCTGTGCACCCAACCAACAAACTCCATCTTTTGCACTTGATGCACAGCAACATTTGGATCCGGCAGATACATGTAAGGGTCGATAGAGTCAACAACATTGCCCTCGTAAGACAAGACACGCTGTCGATCAACAACCTGCCGTGTTGCAAGATCGCCATCCTGATTGTAATAGTAAGTGTCAAACTTCCGCCTCTTATAAGAATAATCCTCAGCCCATCGTGGCGTTGAAATACCAATTCCATAGGTGAAGCTATCCTGCAACTGAGTATGCAACGATAGCGCTGTCTTAAAATGATCACACTGATTTTGTATAATCTTCTCCATTAAGATAGCTTTAATGCTATCCTCTGGCCCCGTGCCGGCGTATCGAAAATATGGAGGCGCCAGCAACACTGACGTCATGTAAGACATTAGCGTCTCTCGCACTGCAAACGCCACCGGAATAACAATGCTTACCGGCTTGCGAGAGTCCGCCGCTTGCACTCCTTTTTCGTGCTCGCTAAGCGGGATATAGGCTGTAAGCATTTGATCCATAATATTCCAAGAATCAAACCGACTTTGAATGCAGCCTCGAGCGTTGATCGCACGATTCAAAATTGCGTCTTTAAGCCGATCATGCTGCTCTGTTCCAGGCTTTAGCGAAAGCTTCTTCGGATACTTATAGCCGTAGTTGATGTCTCGTAAGTCCGGCGCCTTAGACGTCGATCCGATAGCCGAGTCGATGCTGCTTCCCAGCACCCAATTATAGGCCGAGATAGGCATTATAAATAAACCTCCATTCCAAACGGATCTTTCAGCCATCGGCTGTAGTCTAAGTCATCTTGCTGTAAATCTTCTTGATATCGACGCTCGTCCTCGGTCACCGGATCAAAATCAGGCGACAAGCAGTGAATTCCTTGTGCCTCAAGCACTGGCAGCAATTGCACTGTAGCGTCGATCTCGTCCCATCCAGCAGGGCGCGGCCACTCACATAATCGATCTTCGTACACTTTACAAGTGCCGTTCGCATTATGCCAAACAAGCCCCTTCTTGTAGTACGGCAGCAGGGCGCCCGCCCGCTTTTCTTTTTT